TGCAAGGTAATAAATTTATTACTTTTTTAGAATATTTAGGTTTTCGTAAACTATACGCAAAAGGGTATAATTTGCACAAAGTGCTATTTTTTATACCCTTTCGCATATAATTACTTTTCGTTTTTGTGCTTATCGATAATATGTACCCATAATACAGAAATCATTAACGCCGTAATAAACTCGATTAAATATATTTTCCACATTATAAAATTGTTTTACCTTTTGTAACAATAAATTCTATTTTGCCATCCGTAGTTACGGCGCTCGTTTCTTTAGGCTTTCCATAAACACGAGTGAGCAATGTTTCAAGCGAATATAATGAGCCTTTCTCTAAACTTTTACGCATAGCATTTGCAATCGTCTTTTCGAGTATCGTTCCCTTTGGATTCTTAAATACTTCGCCGAGTTCTGTTAAATCCATAGCCATCATATTTTGAATGGTATCGTTGATTTCGCTCAACTTATAACCGCTATCCTTTAATATTGAAACGTATTTACGCGGACGTCCGTTTGGGTTTGCAACTTCGCCTTTCTTAAATTGGTGTTTAACTATGTCTGCTTTTGCCATTGTGCTTTTTTTCTGCTGTTTTTAATCGCGGTTTAATTCATCGGCTTTCTCTATAATCCATCGGTTTATTGTTTCCTGTTGAAACGTTGCCGATATAAGCAAAGCATTAAATTGCTCAAATACTTCATCCAAAGATACATCGTTAGGCATATCAATAGTGGTTGTAATGTTGTAATGTTTTAAAGTGAGTTGCATTTGTCTTTGTGTATTTGGGTTAAAAAATCTATGTGTTGTTTCTTATCGCCGTATTCGATATGACATTTTCTACAAAGCGCCATTAAGTTTTCGATGTTATCGGCTTTCTTTGTGCCACCCATTCCGCGAGCGTGTATGTGATGAATATCAACCGCCTTTGATTCACAAACTTCGCACGGCGTGAAATCTGTTTGGTCAAAGCCGAAATGGTTTAGGTATGTTCTAACGTGTGGCTTCATACGGTTTACCGTTTCTTTTTACAATTAACGTCGAGTCGAGTTTTAACATCCTATCAATTATAACTTGGCAGTAATTCGGGTCGAGTTCCATTCCGTAACATTTGCGGTTTAATTGGTGGCTTGCTACCATTGTTGAGCCTGAGCCTAAAAAAAAATCAAAAACTAAACTATTTTCATTTGAACTTATTTTCATTTCATTTGAAATTAATTGGATTGGTTTCATAGTTGGATGTAATCCGCTTTCTCTACCAAATTCCAAACATCTTGAATAATTTACATCTTTTAAGTTATTATTCCATATTGCTGATTTTCTAAATAAAAGCAAATATTCAACATCTGGATAATGACTATCTCCTAATGGAATCGCGTTTGGTTTTTTCCAAATTAAAATATTAAAACTATATTTATTTTCAACTGCATAATTTAAATATGTAGGCACTAAATCTTTATTGCAAAAAATATAAGCATTCATTTTATTTTTATAAAAAACTATTGGCAAAGTATTTAAAAATTCTTTAGGATTAAAAGTTGAAATAAATTCTATATCCTTTTCAACTTTTCTCATATTTTTTGCAACATCTCCAACGCAACCCCCTTTCATTTGCATATTATAAGGCGGGTCGGTAAATACCATATCCGCTTTTTGCCCATTCATTAACTTTGCCACTTGGTCGCTATCGGTACTATCTCCACAAAGTAAACGATGTTCGCCTATTTCAAATAAATCGCCTAAAACAACATCAGTTTTTATTTCATCAGGTATTGAATAATTATCTTCTTCAGCTTCTAAAACTTCGGCTTCAAAGTTTGGTATATCTAAACCCCACTCCGTTAATTGTTCCGCGTCCCAATTATTTGCCAAATCGTCCCAATCCCACTCGCCAAAGCCAACATTATCTTTTATAATAAACTGCTTTTTTTCATCTTCGTTTAAATCGCTAACTTGTTTTACCCATTCATCTGGAATATCTTTAAACCCTATTTCCTGTAATGCTTTTAAACGCATATTGCCACCCTGAACAATAAAGTTTTCATCGACTACGATAGGACGCAAAGCCATCATTTTTGGAAAATCATTTATTGATTTAACAAGTTTTTTAAACTTATCGTCTTTAATTATTCTGGGATTGTTCGGGTTTCCCTTTAATTTAGATAGCTTCATAGCTTAATATCTTTAATTTGGTTTTTATAATTGTATAATTTTTTATTAATCCATCTACAAAATTTTATTAACCAAATACAATTCCTATTGCAATTTTGTTTAAAACAACATTCACATAATAATTGTGGGTTTGATTCTTTTATTTTAGATAGCTTCATAAAAGTTTGTTTCGTATTCTAAAATTCTTTTCGTGTGTTGGTGGTGTCCACTATCCCAAATAGGAGCGCACCAAATATGCGATACTGTTTTTACTTCATAATTATTACGCTTGCATTGTTCTAAAAATGAGTGCGCCGTGCGGTGTTCAAAATTCCAGCAATCGTCTTTTGTTGTAATCGGGTCTACTTCAAACTTTAACTTTTTACTCAAATTCTTATCAATCATAAATCCACTCGTGCGAATATGCGGTTTTATTATGTTGCTCATTTCATTACAAACAACCGTATTTTTTGAGTACTTATCGTCAAACTCTTTTAAAAATGTTTTTCTCATAGGTAGCCAATCATCGCACACAAATAACAATTTATTCCAATCATTATCAAAGCCTACTAATCGCTCGTTACAAATATCTTGAAAACTGCCAATATCATAACCAACGCCAACACGTCTAATGTATTTAACTTTTTTACAAACCTCTTCAAATGCAGGTTGTGGCTCTTGGTGGTTTTGAATTATTACTAATTCGTAATCGAGTTGCTCTGATTGTTCCCAAGCATTAACCCAGAGTTTAATATTTTCTAAACGGTCATGAACATTTACTACTACTTTATTCATTGTTAAAAAGTTTTTCGTTACCTGTGTTTAAATCAAATCTGCGTCCTTGATTTCTTTTCTCGTAAACTATAATAGAATCGTAACAAGTTATTGAATTAGTTGTATGCCAAAATTCGGACAACTCATTATTGTTTGCGGTTTGAATTTTTAGATTACCTGTGCTTAATTCGTCGATATGCTTTTTAACCATATTAACAAAAGTGTTAGGGTTGTTGCCATTGTAAGGCTCGGAAATATAACAGGTATGCAAATCTTCGGCTAAATAAATGCTACCCGATTTTAACTGCGGATATAAAAATTTAAAAGACGCAATTAAGTCCTTCATTATGTGGCTACCGTCATCTATAACTAAATCGGGAATACCGTATTTGTCAATAAGTATTTTTAAAAAGTTCCAGTCGGATTGGTCGCCTATTTCGATGTTGATTTGTTCGCCTTCGTATTGCTTGCAATTTGGGTTAATATCAATACCTACTATCGTAACGTCTTTGCCAAAGTAATCGCGCCACATTTCCACGCTACCGCCTTTGCTAACGCCGATTTCAAACATTGTGAATTTTTTGCCTACAAACTTTGCAAAGTGCTTTTCGTAAATATCTAAATAGTGAATCCATTTATTACAGATATTACCGCCGTTATTTAAAAATAATTTGTGTATCATATTGTTTTATTATAGTAATTATAAACGTCTTTTAACATATCGCAAACACACGCAGGGCAACTACTGTTATAATGATAATGCGGATTAACAACCCTATAAGCCTCTATTACTTCGTTATGTATGTCGGCGTGGAAATTAACCAATTCGCCTGTTAATACATAAAAGTCGTAAATGTGTTTATGCTTTGATAATACTTTCAAATGTGGCGCGACGTCTGGGGTTAATGTCGAAAAGGTTGTATTTTTTTCGACCCCATTCTCCGAGCGCTTCGCCGTAATCTTGCCTTGCTTTTTCATTGTTCATTAAAAAATTTAAATGTTTATACCAATCGCTTTGTTTTTCAACCCATAAAACTGGAGCGTCCGTATCTAAACTATACGGCTCAACCTTTGAGCAAATTACGGGTATATTTTTAACTGACGCTTCAAGTAACTTTAAATTAGATTTGCCTTTACTCCATTCATTCGCCACCAAAGGCACTAACATTATATCGGCATTTTCGTACATCTCAAAATATTCAGTTGGTCGCATTCCAGCGTAAGCCTCATATTGTAAACGCTTAGATGCTGTAAAGTAGTTTAACATTTTATCCCAAATTGGACGGCTTGCATCGTCATTTGTATAACCGCCTAAAACCATTTTAATTTTATTTCGGTTTTGCATTAACCTTTGTATAGGGTATTTTAATAATTCTAAATCGTGTTCGTGTGTGCAACCACCCGCCCAAAAGATTCTTATAAAAGCATCGTCTTTTTTATCGGAGATAAATTGCCCTTCGCCAAATGGTAAGGCATTTGGGAATATCTCAACGCTTTTATTAAATGGATATATGCGCTCAGCTAATCGCTCATTTGTGCAAGTAACTAAATCAGCCATTAATAAATTATTTTCAATGCGCCCGGCCATTTCTTTATATTGATGATAGTTTAAATGATTGCTTGGCAATATCCAATCGTCGTCCATATCGCAAACTACTTTACAATTAATAGCTTCGCGTATTGCATTCAGGTTATTATCCCAAAGTGAAATTCTGTTAAATAATAAAATGTCGTAATTAGTAGAAAGCATTTCTTCGGTAGGATAGTTAGATATTACGCCCTCGATGTTATCCATATAACCCATAGGCAAACAAACTCTATGATAACCGCAACCGCTATTTGGGTGGCTAATTCCTAATATTTTCATTTTATATTGTTTGCGATTATTCCAGATAAAAAAATAGTTGCTATAAATTCGGGTGCTATTGCAGGCATAAAGAAAAGTATAACGGAAATCCAAACTGATAAGCAAGTTAAACAATCCAACGGCTTTAATCTTTGAAAACGTTTAAAGTTTAATTTACGCTTTATCCAAAACGGAATCCCTGCAATATGTATAAAATAATAACTAAATGAAATCGATGCTACGATAATAATTAACTTATCCATTTATTGCTTTTTTTAATTCGTGTTTCATTTTCTTAACAACCGCAAAAACGTGGTCTTTTGGAATCTCAAAATACTTTGCTACATCAACACAACTGCGCAACTCAACATACTTATTAAAAATTATGCTTTCGTGCGCATCCTTTGGCGTTCCTTTTAATTTGCTTTGCAAAATACTTTCCGCAATTTGTACCGTTCTAAATGGTATCGAGTTTCCGTTTTGGCTGTTAATATATTCAAACGCTTTCTCGATTTCATTTTTCCTGTATTTGTTATAAAAAGGACTGCGATTTGATGTACCCATTGTCCAAATTATCTGCATTGCAAACCCTATAATATTGCCTTCCTTTGATATCTTTTTTAATTTGTTGCAATCGTATTCGAGCAACACAATAGCCAATTCCTGTTTTAAATCGTCTTGAAGTTCTGCGGGCTGAATTTTCCCGATAAGTTCATTTATCTTGTCATTGTTATACAACTGCGTTATGATGTCGTTACAATTCACAAATTAAAGTTATAATATAATTTGCAATAATTCATCCAAATTTTTTATTGTATCTATTTGACCGTTCCAACTTAAATGAAAATCTAACTCCGCATCGGTTAATTTTCTCGCGGATGGTGGTTTTTTCCCGTCCTTAATTTCAATTAAATAGTTTATGCCTTTGTAACCTATAACAATATCTGGAAATCCTTTGCCGACTTCGTGCGTACTGAATACACTTAAGTTAGGAATTTTGCGAAGTGCTTTTATTATTTCAGCGTGGTTGCTATCAGTTCGTTTTATCATTTAATGTTTATGTAATATTTATCACAAAATTCATCAGATAGTGTTTCGTTTGAAAATTGGTTTAACGCTTCTATTATCTGTTTTTTTTCTAATTCTAATGATTTTGTTTTAGCATCAAAAATATTAAAATTTTCTTCATTATAGTTAGCTTCAATATATTCCCATAATTCTTGCATTGCTGTTTTCATTTTTTGTTTTGTTTTATAAAGTTATCAATAAAAGTTTCTACTTCGTTGCGCTGGGCTTCATTTAGATAAATTATTTTATCGTTTATGCTTTCAATTATAAACGAATCAGCCAATTCTTTTTTTAATATCGCCCTGTTTATAGGAGTTAATTTATGGTCGATTGAATTAATTATAATGTCGCATTTTATGATGTACGAGTTAAATAAATCTTTGGTTGATGAAGCGCAATCGCGTTTAACGTCCTCGAAATATATCTTGGCGTTGTTAATGTGGTGCAATGCTTTTGCAAGTGAAAAAGTGTTATCGCTGAAATTCATTAAAATAGTTTTTGTTGTGATGTATGATTGTTAATTCTTTTCATAGCCAAATCAAAATATTCTTTGTCTAATTCGCAAGCGGTTAAATCAAAGCCGTAATCGTGGCATGCTATTGCAATGCTTCCACTCCCTAAATGCGTATCAAGTATTTTATCGCATTGCTTTGCATATTTTTCTAATATCCATTTATAAAGTGCAACTGGTTTTTGTGTTGGGTGTATTCTATTATTTTGTGAAGGATGCTTATCAAATTTTTTAGCACTTGTATTAAATGAAGTCCATGCCATTTCAAATTGTGCAAAAGAAACATCTTCAGAAAATCCTTTATCCCATAACAACCAACATGATGAAGATTTTAAATATTCAGTCATGTAATTTCCACCCCAAATAATTTGATTTTTTGAAACTCGAAATAAATTATTAAAATATTGTAAATTAGGTATTGAATTATCATTTCCTGCAAATTTGTGATAATTACTTTTTTTATCTCCTTTTCTTCTGCCCATAGAAATATTTATGTTAATTCCGTATGGAGGGTCTACAATAGCCAAATCAAAATATTTATCTGGATAACGCCCCATTAAAACCATATTATCTTCGTTTGTTATTGTGAGCATTTTAAATATTCATTTATAAAAATTCGTTTAAAAATATTGGTTATTGTGCTCAAATCTTTGTCGCTGATTTTTTCAAAATTATTAGCCTTTAATTTTAGATAATCAGCATAAGGTTGCTTTTCGCCAAATAGTTCAAAATTTCGCCTTAATTCGTTTTCGTGTACCCTTACCGCCCTACTATAATAATCAGCCTTTAAATCGTCTGTAATAGCGTGGAGAGAGTATTTTAATATCCAATCGTACAGGTACAAAGGTAAAATTTTAAAATCGTAATCTTTTTTACGCCAATCTTCGATTTCGTTTAACCGCTCTTCGTCCGTCATTTGGTAAGCAATTTCTTTTAATTTCGGCGGTGGCGTTGCCAAGATGCGCTCATTGTTAAAAATTCGATAGGCGTCCATAATTTTACAAAAGTAAGGGAGTGTAAATTGATCGTAGTGTTTGACATCAACGTCAAGTTTTCCCGTAACCGCCAACTCAAATGCTTCGATTATTTCGTTTGTGGTTTTATGCCCAAAGTTTTTTTTAATAAAATTTGAGTTGAAAACATCTTCTTCAGGCGTTGGATATTGTACTTTGCGCAAGCCGATTAATAAAAATATCCTGTGGAATATTGGCAATAAATCAACGTTGGATAAGGTTGTAGTTTTCGTCGAGTTCTGGAATTCCGTTTGGCCAGCGGTTTGCGTATTCGTTTTGGAGTTGCTGATTAGTTGGTTTTGCATTTTGATTTGTTTTAAGTTCAAATAATCCTTTGTAACCATTTGCGATTGATATGTTAATTATTTCGCGCGCGGTACTCTGATTTTCTTTTGATAATTTGTAAAGGTGGTTAAATGCGATTTGTTCGCTTTCAATAGTTTTGTATGTGAATTTATGATTTGTTTTTTTGTAATCAATCCACGTATTCCAATCTTTTAAAAAATCTTCACTAAAATTATTAGTATTAATA